CGTGCGCTGCCTTGTGAACTGCAATGTTTTGACGACGGGCTTTGACGCGCCGAATGTTGATTTGGTGGCGCTGGTGCGGGCCACGCTGTCGGCAGGCCTCTATGTGCAGATGGTGGGACGCGGTACGCGGCTCTCCGACGGAAAGGACGATTGCCTGATTTTGGATTATGGGCAGAACGTCCAGCGGCACGGGTTTATTGACCAAGTAAAAGCCAAGCGGCAGGGGGAAGGGGGCGACGGTGAAGCGCCAGCAAAGCAATGCCCAGATTGCCAGGAGATGATGCCAACGGCCACGCGGCTTTGCCCAGCGTGCGGGCATGAGTTTCCGCCGCCTGCGCTGAACCACGGCAACAGCGCCTATGGCGGGGCAGTGATGTCGTCTCAAGTTGTGGCCGAGTGGGTTGACGTGGATCACGTTGATTATGCGCGGCACAAAAAGCAGGGAAAGCCGGACAGCGTGAAGGTGACGTATCACTGCGGGTTGAAATCTGTGAGCGAGTGGCTTTGCCCAGATCACGGCGGCTATGCAGCAAGCCGTTACAGCGCCAGAAAACCCGCTCTGGGGGCAGATGCCGACAACACCGAAGATGCGCTTGCAGAGGCTCCGCTTTCGTGGAAGGTGCCGACGCGAATTAAGATCAAGCCGCGTGTGAGCGATCCGCGCTTTGATGAAATTGTGCAGCTTGATTACAGCGCCGGGCGGAAGCCCAAACCGCAGGGACAGGAATTGTCATGGGACGGGGGGGGCGATGATGACTGGGATGAAATACCCTTCTGAAAGCGAGGAGCAGATCGGCTTTTTGCGCTGGTTTGAATTGCAGTTTCGAGGGGTGTGGATTTTCCACATCCCAAACGGCGGGCATCGGGCGATCAGCGTTGCAAAGAAGATGAAGGCCGAGGGCGTCAAAGCTGGCGTTCCTGATTTATATGTGCCGCGCTGGAAGTTGTGGATTGAGATGAAACGACAAAAAGGCGGCAGGATCAGCAAAGATCAAGCCGCTTGGCACGAATATCTGACTGGCATTGGCGACACCGTGCTGGTCTGCAACGGTGCGACAAATGCTAGTCGGCAGGTGCTTGCGTTTGTGCAAGCGCGGCGCGAACAACAAACTGAGTGATTGACATGCCAGAGTCGGCGGCGGCTTGTGCAATTTGCGCTTGCTGCTCTTGCGTAACGCGGCAGTGGATGACTTTATCTTTTCTCATGGCGATGCCCTTTTTGTGGTGTTGCGCAACACTATGGCAACACATGACCGATATCAAGGCAGGTACAATTATGTTTGCAACATCCGCTTGCAAGGCTGGGATTGTTGATGCGCGGGACTGGCTTAAAGAAAAGCAATACAAGCCCGATGAGGTGCGCTTGTATAAGAACGAAGGCATGGTCCTGGTGCAGGCCCTCAAAAACATTTCTATTCGGTAAGAAAGTGTGTTGCACCACCCGTTGCGGTGTGTATAAGGGATGCACGAATAGCAAATGAAGGAAAACCAATGAAACACTTTATCGCAGATTTAATCGGGGTCGCGGCCATCTTTGGCGGTGGCTATGCGTTCTTGATTATCGGACACGGTTTGGTCTGATGATGAAAGCCAGCGAAATCACAGTTATCAGCGAATACAATCGGATCGCGCAGTTGCAGCGCAACAATGGCTTGACCGTCGATCACGTCGCAATGTGCAACGTCATCGCGGCGAAATTCGGATACCGCCAGCAGGACGTGCTGGACATCATGGAGATCAAATAAATGATACAAGCATTTAGCACACATCCAACAATCGCCACGCGATATGAGGAACTTATCGGTCAGGCAATTTTGAGTTATGAGGGCGGGCGGAAGACCCCTCCATCATTGCACCGCCAGCACGGAAACAGCAAGAACATGGGAACCACCAAGCAGAAGCACACATGGCTGCAAGGTGAGTGGCGACGCCGCGCAACTCTTGTGCGGGCTTATCTCAAGAAGCACCCCGGCGCGCGCACGACTGACATTGCCGTGGGCGTTGGCGTCGAGATGAGGGCAATGGCCGCTTGGTGCGATAAGTTCCGCAACTCAGACGAAGACTACGGCATCCGCCACGTCAAAAGCATGGAAACCAAGAAGTACAACTACTGGCGATCTGAAGACACGCCGAAAGCAGGAGACGCAAAATGAAGGTTCTTGTAGCCTGCGAATACTCAGGGCGCGTGCGCGATGCCTTCATTGCAAAGGAACACGACGCCATATCATGCGACCTACTGCCAACAGACGCACCTGGCCCGCACCACCAAGGCGACGTTTATGATATGCTGCAAGAGTGTTGGGATTTAATCGTTGCGCACCCGCCCTGCACGGCCCTGACAGTGGCAGGGAATAGCACCTACGGGGAAGGCCAGCCAAAGTACGCTGAACGCCTCGCGTCGGTGCGGTGGACCGTTGATTTGTGGGATGCCTGCAAAGCGGTATCACCGCGTGTCTGCTTTGAAAACCCTGTCGGCGTCCTGCCAAGGCTCGGCGGGATGCAGAAGCCGCACTACGTCCAGCCTTATCATTTCGGACATATGGAGCAAAAGAAAACCGGGTTGTTCTTGCATGGCTTGCCGCCTCTTAAACCAACCAACAACGTCTATAACGAAATGATGAAGTTGCCTAAGAACGTGAGAGAGCGGTTGCACTACTTGCCACCATCGCCTGACAGGTGGAAGATACGCAGCACGACCTACCAAGGCATTGCGGATGCAATGGCCGCACAGTGGGGAACCGTTAAAGAAAAAGGAGACGCAAAATGAAAACCACAATCATCATCACTGGCAAGATTGACACAGGCACCGCGTTTGGCGTCTGCCTGACGACAGGGGAAAAGGTATTTATCCCTGCCGCCGTTGCGAGGCCATTCGAGCTGGTCATCAACTCGGAGTGCGAGGCCATTGTCTTTGAGAATGTGCCGGAGAAGCGCGAAATCATCCCGCTGAAAGCCGTCAAGCTGTTTGGCGAACAAGTTGCTGCCGATGAACCAGATGACGCTTTAACGGACGATGAGGTGCTGGAACTGATTGCCGAGGACATCAACACATCGGCACATGAAGTTGCGCATTACTTTTACGAAAAACCTTTCAACAGCGAAAGGGCCGAAATTGAAGCCATCCTTGAGCGGCTGGCATCGGTTGGCAAGATCGCCAAGGCCGTTATCAGCATGGGGCCGCTTTTTGAGGTGCGCTATGCCATGACGCCGGATGCGTTCAAGCGAGTTGCGCAATGAAGTCTGACCCGCACAAACTCGCATATGACAGGATCTTCGTTGACAACGGAAACCGCAGGCTCGGCGGCAGCCTAAAGGCGATTCACGACAAGGGTGGAGACGATCTGATGCAATGGCTTGTTGACCAGACGCCGGAAGGCTCAACGATCATGGAAACGCTGGCCGCGATTGCGTCAGATGCGATGTACGAAGACAGGGGAGAATAACTAATGACGGACGGAAACACGTACGCAATAAACCGCCACCTTGCCGAGCGCGAAGAACACGACATGCGCGAGATATTTGAGGCAGCATTGGCCGATGCAGAAGAAGCCCAAGCCTACGCGGAGGAACTTGAGGCCCGCGTTGCCCAACTCGAAGCCGAATTATCTGAACTCAAGAACGCACCGATCAGCTTTCTGCTGGATCACGGAAAAGGAGAATAACCGATGTTAACACTATCAACTGTCCTGACAATCATCACCGTATCGGGGGCCACGCTGCCTGCCGGATACTACGAAGTCACCACAACGCAGCTAACATGCGCCGATCACATCGACATCATGCTGACGATGGCCGCAGTGGATGGCGCGGAGGCCGACGGCTATTGCATCGACAGATTCACATCAATGCGCCCTGTTGCGCGGCCAGAGGGGGATGGACAATGAGTAAATTCACTGATGAACAAATATTAATGCTGGAACGCAGTATCAAACTAACACCGGACGGCCTGAACATCTTGGACGTTAGGGCCGATATCGAGGGCGATGTATCGGGCGATATTAAGGGCAGCGTCTTGGGCAACGTCAAGGGCGACGTCGAGGGCGATGTCGTGGGCGATGTCAAGGGCAGCGTCTTGGGCGACGTCTTTGGCAGCGTCAAGCGCAGCGTCTGGGGCAGCGTCTGGGGCAACGTCTTTGGCAGCGTCTTGGGCAACGTCGAGGGCGATGTCGTGGGCGATGTCTTGGGCAGCGTCAAGGGCAGCGTCAAGGGCAGCGTCTTGGGCAACGTCTTTGGCAGCGTCAAGCGCAGCGTCTGGGGCAGCGTCTGGGGCAGCGTCTTGGGCGGCGTCGGGGGCGATGTCGTGGGAACCAATCACAGACACACAGGAGACACAAAATGCTAACCAAAAACCGCGCCACCCTCGCAGAAATCCAAGATGGATGACCCGCAAGCCCGCGCCCGCCGTGGGATGTGGGCCACGCATGACGACATAATCTACATTGAAGACATGCTCGATGAACACCTGCTGAACGCATACAAGACGTGCGTTCGGTACGACAACCCGAAGCAGGATGATCTGCTGTGGGAGATAGAAGAACGAAAACTTGATTGGAGAATAGGATGAAAAAACGCAGCGAGATATTGGCCGAGGCTGACGGCCTTATCAATGGCCCACGGCAAGAACACTACGGAAGCCCGGCGGAGAACTTTGGCGTCGTTGCTGAGATGTGGTCCGCCTATCTAAACATGACGGTATCCCCAGCCGACGTGTGCCACCTAATGACGCTGCTCAAGGTGGCCCGCCTGCGCAATGGCCCGCACCACGACAGCAGCGTCGATGCTTGCGGCTATATGGCATTGGGCGGGGAGTTGGGGGAGTAATCGTCGCAACCCGCATCCAGCTTGGCAATCAATGCCGCGCCGGTCCTTTGCGATAGCAACCCGCCATCCTGCGATAAAGCCGCCGCATGATCCGTCCGTATGTCAAACGACCCGTCACAGATCGCGCTTGTACTTACCGCGCTCGTGCAGCCACCGCTGGACAT